ACTCTTGATGACCCAGCCGCAATGATCCGCATTTATGAGCAGACCGAAGACGGCTGGCGAGACACCCCAGTCCTAGTGGTTCACAGATTTACTACCCTTACCAAAATTGACGATTTAGTAGATGAATCAGACAGAGCCAGAAGCCGTGCTAGTAGAATTATTGCTAGGATTGACACTAAGGAAAATACTATGACCGAAACCACTGAGAAGCTAAACCGCTGGGCGGATGTAGCTCGTGCAATCCAGAAGAAGATTGACGGCGAGACTGCTATCAAAGAACCAGAAATCCGCACAAACAGCACAGACTTTGAGCTGCGTGCTGAAGAAGGAGACGGCATGACCTTCACTGGTTATGCCTCAGTGTTCAACAGCTCATCTGAAGACCTAGGTGGCTTCCGTGAGTTCGTAGCCCCTGGTGCTTTCAAGCGCTCGCTACAGGCACGCAACGAAATCAAGCTTCTATGGAACCACGACACTAACGAGCCACTGGCTTCGGTTCGCGGTGGAAGCCTTCAGCTTGTTGAGGACAACCACGGACTAAAGGTGACAGCAAAGCTACCAAACACAACTCGCGGTAGAGATGTTGCTGAGCTTCTTCGCTCAAAGGTCATTGACTCAATGTCATTCGGTTTCAATGTCATCAAAGACTCCTGGTCAAACAATGGTTCGGTCAGGACTCTTGAGTCAGTAAGACTTTCGGAAGTCTCAGTTGTGACATTCCCTGCTTACACTGCGACTACTGCTACTGTTAGGTCCATGCAACCTACTATTGACGCAGACGAGCTTGCTAACGCACTTCTAAAGCTAGAGTCAGGTGAAGACTTGGATGAAAAGTCAGCTACCCTGATTACAGATGTCGTTGGCAAGCTAAGACAGCAACCAGAAGCTGAGGTTGAAGTTGAGGACAACGGCCTTGCCCTGCTAGACCTAAAGAAGAAACAACTTGACCTGCTATTGAAAAGGATCTAAATGGCTACCAAAGAACAAATCAAAGACGCTATCCTAAAGGCGGCTGGAAACCCAGAAACAGGCGTTATTGCTGACATGGCAGACCAGTTTGCAGAGGCTGTACTAGGCCTAGAAGAAAAGTCTTCGGCCCCTGCTAAAGAAGTCAGGGTTGTCGAATCCAAAGAAATCAGGTAAACTGATTTCCTGCCCTCACCGAGTATTCCCTTCCTCGGTGGGGGCCTTTTCTTTACCCGTGTTTTTTTCGCCTAATAGACTTGTAGCTATCAGTTGAGTGTTAGCACCGCTGTATCTGTTGAGTGTCAGCACCGCAGGAATCCTAATAAAAACTATTTGAGGAGACTACATGTCTGAATTTGTAAAGTCTCAGGTAGAAGTTCGCAACAACTTGATTGCTCAGGCACGCGAGGTCCTAGACCTAGCTACCGCCGAGAACCGCGGACTATCTTCTGAGGAAAGCCAAAAGATTGCACGTATCGAAGCTGACATTGACCAGCGCGATGCAGCGATTGACACCGCACGCAAGCTATCAGAGCGCGAAGCCCGCGCTTACGAAGCTGCTGCAACCCTAAACACCACTGCTGAGGAGAGCCGTCAGTCTGAGTCTGACATCCTACGCTCAATCGCCCTAGGCGAAATCCGCGGCGGACACGAGTTCAAGTCTGAGAAGCGTACCTTGACTTCTTCTGACAACACTGTTCCAAAGAGCTTCTACGACCAGGTATTCCAGGTTGCGAGACTTGCTGGTCCAATGCTTGACCTTGGTGAAGTTATCAACACTGCAACTGGTGAGTCCCTAACCATCCCAACCCTAACTGCTCGCTCAACCGCGACCATCAAGGGACAGGGTGTTCAGATCTCTGACTCTGACCCAGTATTCAGCTCAATCACTTTGGGAGCTTTCAAGTACAGCTTCCTAGTGCCTGTTGCTAACGAACTACTAAACGATGCAGGTTTCGACCTATCATCACTCATCGCTGAGCAGGCTGGTAACGCAATCGGTTTCGCAGTAAACACTGGTCTAACCACTGGAACTGGAACCGTTGAGCCTACTGGTGTTATGACCGCTGCTTCTTCTGCTGTAACTGGCGGAACTGGAGTTGCTGGTGCGCCAACATACGAGAACATCGTGGACTTGGTTTACGCACTAGACGGTCAGGCACGCCTACTACCTGGCGTTGGCTTCATCACCGCTAAGTCTGGTCTTGCTGCACTTCGCAAGATCAAGGATGGCGATGGTCGCTACATCTGGACTGAAGGCGGAAACGCTGCTCAGAACCAGCCAGCAACCCTACTTGGCTACCCAGTCTACGAGAACCCAGCAGTTGCCGCAGTTGCAACTGGCGCTTTCTCACTAGGCTTCGGACACATGCCTAGCTACAAGGTTCGCACCGCAGGTGGAATCCAGATTGCACAGTCTGGTGACTTCGCGTTCGACAAGGATGTAACCACATTCCGTGTCACCATGCGCGTAGACGGAAACCTAACCCACGCTTCACACGTTGTGAAGTACAAGGGTGGAGCAAGCTAAACCCTAGCTAAAAAGCTGATAGACCCCTAGCGTGTAGGTTCGCTAGGGGTCTATCTTTTGCTATGCTGGGGACAAAGAAAGGCAACCTACATGTCAAAAATAAAAGGGACAGTTTCCGTATTCTCAAATTCGCCAGGACAGCCAACAGGCTATGGCATCGCTGCTGAAGCGCTAATACAAAGACTAAAAAGAGATGGTGCAGATGTAGCTGCCATCTCTAACTATGGAAACGAAGGAATCAAGACTCAGTTCGCTACAGAATACGGCGATGTTCCTGTTTATCCTCGTGGGTCCGATGTGTATTCCAATGACTCTGCAATCTTGTCGCACAAGCACTGGAAAGCCCTAAACCAGAAACAGCCTGACCTACTAATCACGCTTTACGATGTCTGGGTCTTTCAGGGCAAAAGCTGGGATGGGCTGAATGTTGCATCTTGGACACCGATTGACCATAGCCCAGTTCCACCAGCCGTAGCTAAGTGGAGTGCAAAAGAAAATGTCACACCTATTGCAATGTCAAAATTCGGTCAGAAAGAGCTAGAAGCTAAAGGCATAGAATCCATCTACATTCCTCACTCAGTAGATACCAAAGTCTTCAACCGCAAAGAGAAGATTGCTGGGCAGTCAATCGAAGATTACATGGGCTTCGGTAATGACCGTTTCGTAGTTGGCATGAACGCTGCTAACAAGTCAGGTGGCATCATCCACCGCAAAGCCTTTGGTGAGAACCTCATGGCCTTCTCTATCTTTGTAAAAAAGCATCCAGACGCAATTCTTTACATCCACACAGACCCTATTAGCAACCATGGGTGGAACCTGATGGCTCTTGGAGAAATCCTAGGCATCCCTAAAGACAACATGGCGTTCGTAGATCCAGTTAGCTACCGATTCGGTATCAGTCAGGATGACTTAGCTGGTATTTACAGCTCCATGGATGTTTTGCTTGCTACTAGCTATGGCGAAGGATTCGGTATCCCGACTGTAGAAGCTCAGGCTTGCGGAGTCCCAGTCATCGTGTCTGACTTTGCTGCTTCTCCTGAGCTAGTTGGCGATGGGTGGCTAGTGGGCGGTCAGCCGTTGTATGACAACACTCAGCAGTCGTTCTTCACCATTCCATCAGTCCCGCTTATCGTGCAGGCATTGGAACAAGCTTATGAAAGAGGAAAGGGTAAGTCTGACAAGGCTATTGAGTTTGCTCAGCAGTTTGACCATGATGTTGTGTGGGAAAAGAACTGGAGACCAGCCCTAAAGAAGCTCCTCAAGTGATCCCAGTCCTAGGGTTTTGCACACTCAAGCGCTTTGACCTAGCCGAGAGACTGCTTGCCTCTATTGACTACCCAGTTGAGCATTTAGTAATTGTGGACAATTCAGGCACACAATCTTGGCAACCCAACAAGCCAGAACAAGTAAAAAACCTTTGGCTAATCAGAGTGCCATTCGGTTTGGGTCTTGTTGGAGCCTGGAACCTAATTATCAAGTCCACGCCTTATGCGCCCTACTGGGTGCTGGTAAACGATGACGCTTGGTTTGAAAAAGGTGCTTTGGAGATTATCAACCAAGATGCTGATTCAGAAGCATTGTCATTCCCTGACATAGTGCCAGATTGGTCCTGTATCGTGCTTGGAAGCAAGGTAGTGGAAGAAGCTGGGCTGTATGACGAGCGTTTTTACCCTCTTTACTTTGATGACAACGATTACGAGCGCCGAATCAGAGAAAAAGGGCTTCAAATCAAGCGTATTGAGGCAAAAGTGCATCACGAGAACAGCTCTACGCTAAAAAGTGGCTTTGAAAGCCAAAATTCGGTCAGTTTTAGAGCTAATCAGCAGCTTTTTGACCAAAAAGTGCTTGAAAATGACTATTCAGAAGGCAACTGGAGCCTAAAAGTAAGGAAAAACAACAAATGGGACTAATTTACACAGGCGGAACCTTCGATTTGTTCCACGCGGGTCACGCAGAGTTCCTAAGACGCTGTTCCGAGCTTGGCAGGGTTGTTGTAGCGCTAAACACCGATGAGTTTATTGAAGAATACAAAGGCAAGCCCCCAGTTATCAGCTACAGAGATAGGGCAGATGTTTTACTTGCCTGTCGCTATGTAGATCAGGTCGTGCCTAACATCGGTGGCACTGACAGCCGTATAACCATAGAAACTGTTATGCCAGACCTAATAGTTATCGGTTCAGATTGGGCTAGGCGCGATTACTATACACAGATGGCTTTTGACCAAGACTGGTTGGATGACAGGGGCATCGGGCTTTGCTACATTCCGTACACACAAGGAATTAGCTCCACAGCTATCAAAGAGCGTATGCTGTTTAGGCGATAGACTAGAGCTAGATTTAGCAAAGGAACCCAATGGCAATCACCAATGGATATGCGACCCTAGCTCAAGTAAAAGGCGCACTCCGAATCACAGATAGCGTAGATGACTCTCTACTAGAAATGGCTATTGAGTCT